TCTTTAGTTGCTCTTGGAGTTGCAGAATATCTCTGTTCACGTTTTGCAACTACCTTATTAGTATCAGTAAAGTAATCAACATTAACTTTCTTGATAAGACCGTCTGGACTATCAGAAACTGCACCAAACATATAAACCTTGGCGCTAAATTGCATAGTCGTAATCATTGCACGACGATTATCAAAACTACCTTCATAATCATCACTCATATTAATACTTTCAAGAATTATTGGTATATCTCTTTTTTCGTTTATTGATGAAATAAGATTAAGTGTAATGTTAAGACCTGGTTGAAAATATGGAAGAATTTGTTCTGTTATTTGCAACATATCATCATTCAACTTAGTTGCAATACTAAGCATGAATCCTACGTTATATGGAACTGGCATATAAACTTTCTTTACATTATCTACAGCTCCAGTATTTAAAGTTCTAAATGTTTGAGTTATAGATGCTTTACGTGTTGGATCATAATTTAAAGTTGTCATCTCAAATGACATACGAGGTAAAGTAATTGCAGGTCTACCTTGTATAGTTGGTTGTTGTTCTATCTTTGCAAGAAACTTCTGCATTGGCCCATATGCCAATGGAACTTTCATCCTACTCATATCTTGTCCATCATCAGCTTTATGACGAATCTCTATTCCATTAAAAAGTGTACCAAAACCAATAACAGTTTTTCTTAAAATTTCATGATAGAAGTATTGACCTAACATTTTTTTTACCTATTTAAGTTGTTCAGATCCACCTACAGAGAATGGATTATATTTAGAAGTTGCAATTTGATACATCTTTTCATGTAAAGTAATATCATCTGCTATTTCTTCTTCTGGTCTTGGATTTTCGTTTGGGTCTGTCGCTATTGGCATTGTATCATGTGGATGGGGTACGTCGTCAAACCAAGTATCAAGTGGTAATCTATGTAATGGTTTTTTATTAGACATCTTACTATTTAGAAACTACCGAAAGGATTAGATTCTGTAAAGTCGAGAAGTCCACTATCAGCTTCACTCTCTATAAGTACATTACTTGCAAATGCATCATCTACAAAATCATCTGTACCTATTTTAAATATAGTATAACTTGCAGTTTGACCCATACCTGGGAACTCATTAGTTGTTGCAGATCCAACAATAACTTCATTTAATGCGAAGTTACCAGCCATGTTTGAAATTTTAAGGATATTAGTATCTGAATCCCAATCTTTAACAATCGCAGTAGTGAGAGTACTTTGACCTTTAATAACTTCATTCAAGAAGAAGTTACCAGTTCCCATACCTGCAGATCCTGGATTTGCAATAGTAATAACTGGTGCAGATGCATATCCAAATCCAGCATTAGTTAATCTAACATCACTTATAGTTCCAGCAGCACTAACAACCGCAATAGCTGTTGCATTTGCAGTAGAAAGTCCAGATGGTGAAGTTGATATGGATACTACAGGAGCATGTGCATACTTACTACCACCAGTTTGAGTACCATCTAATAGAATTCTAACAACATTAGTACCTATACCTGCAATAGCCGATGCGCCAGAACCACCAGCACCACTGAAAGTAACTGTTGGTGCTTCAGTATAACCCCACCCTGGATTGGTTATTACAACTTGTTTTACAGAATATGATGTAGATCCAGCACCTATTGCGGTAGTTATAGCTACAGCGGTTGCATTTGCAAGTGCAATACCTCTAGGTGAAGTACTAATTGCAACAGCAGGTGGACTTGAATATCCAAAACCATCATTAATCAATGTAATTGTATTAACACCATAATTAGTGGTTATACCAGAATTAAATGTGGCAGTAACACCATATCCAGCAAGTGTTAAAGGTATTATAAATCCATCATCCTCTGCATTATCATCAATTTCTGCAATACTTGTATCAATAATCGCATCCTCATATTCATACAATTCACAAGTTAATTGATACATATAAAGTTTACCAAGTTGGTAGAATGGATTCTCATGTTCTACAAACTTAATCTCAAAAAGACTATCTGATAATGGGAAGTATATTAAATCTCCTTCCTTTGGTCTAGATGTTAATTTAGTTTCATCTACACCATCTGTATAGAAAGTTGATATAAAATCTTCATATCTTTCCTTAGAAATAACAAGAGTTAATTCATCAGTGGTTTTTACACCAAACTTTGTCATCAAATCTCCAGATCCCTGAAAACCTTCATAGTTTTGGATATATGCTTCTATTGCAAAACTATCATCAAACTTTGCAACAATATTCTCTTTCATTAAATCATCAGTTCCTACAAACTTTCTAGGCATGTAGAATACATCTACTCCATAAATCTTTAACTGTTCGTTAATAAGATCTTGGACTAGTCTTTGTTCTGACGCAGAACCCTGTAGGAAATATGAATTTAAAGCCATTATCCAATCAGATCAAGAGGTGGTGTTTCATAATCGTATGTCATTCTTTGTTTCAATTCACCTAATTCTACTTGTGCATCCTCATAGATTTGACGACCATTTAATTCAATACCACCAGGAAGTTTAACACCTTGGAACTTAGTTAAGTTCACACCCCATTGTTTCTTAATAAGTGCAGTAACATATCTCTTTAAGAAACTATCATTGAATACTTCTGTGTTTTGATTTGGATCTAAAACTCTATAACAATCTATAACTAAGAATTGATCTGCTGTTGCAGATTTCCAATCCATATCAATATACAATTTGTTACCACGTTTATTAAATCTAACTTTCTTATCTGGACTAATTAAGAATTGAATGGTCTCAAGATACTGTTTGACCATTGAATAGTTAAGTAGTTCAACCGAACTGAAGTTATAAACATCATTCAAGAATATCTGATACGATATACTGAACATATTTTGTGATATGGTATTATCATCAAATCTAAAGATACCATTGATACCAATAATATGATCTGGCACTTCAATATAATTTCTTTGTTCAGTCCACTCAGATTTACTTGTTATAAAGTGTGTTGATCCAGATCCTACTGCAGTTATATCAAGTGCAACACCATTTCCTGCATCTTCCTTAGTTGCAGCAAATCTGATTTCATTTCTATTATCTGCAATCGCCCAAAGTTTTTGACTATCAGTACCAATTCCAAGTGCAGTAGTAACACCAACACTATTTAAAGTTGCACTTGCAATTGCAATAGTGGTATTACCTGGCCCAAAACTATATTCTATTGGTGAACCAGTAACTAATCCATGATTAGGTATAACAACATTATTTGCACTAACACTTACAGTAGCAGCTGCACTACCATTAAACAAACTAGAGGATATACCTGTTGAGGCTACAGTTTCTGATCTTGCAGCATCAATCATATCCTCAGTGATTTGATGTTTGAGATACATTTTCTCAACACCATCAAAATGACGTTCATGGAAGAATTGAATCGCATCATCTACAGCATCTTCAATTTGATCTTCATCAACGTTAACTTCCAATACAGGCTCTCCTAGTTGCCTGAGGCAATAATCAATTAATTCTTGTCGTGAACTAGGTTTGGCCATGAATATACGCTAGCTTTTACTTATTTATTGGTTTGGGTTTGGTCGTTTTGTTGACCGATTGTTGTGCAAGAACTTTTTTAGCTTCTTCATAATCAGACTCTAATTGGTCGATTACTTCTTGAAGTGTTCTTACTTTAGCTTCAAGTATTAAGTTTTCTTTTTGTTGTGCATGAACCTTTGCGAGAGTTAGTTCAAGTAGAATGTTGAAATTAATGTCGTCTTTAGAATGTGCCACAGTCAATTGTCGAAGTCCAAGTCGGAACGCCAGAAGCGTTAGTAGTTAAGATATAATTAGAAGTTGAAATACCAGAGGCAGGAGCCACAGTGGACTGTACCTGACCATTGGCATCAAAGTATGAAACTCCATTGGTATTAGTACCAGCAGAGAATATCAAAGATGCAACTGTTGATACACCAGTTACAATTAAAGTATCTGAACCTAAAGTACCAGTTACTTCAACACCGTAAGCCTCAGTTTCTAATTTTTTAGCTCCACCAAAGAATTGTTCTACTCCACCACCATCAATAGCATGTATTAATGTATCACTATTTGCATTATCCTTTACTGTAAAACTATCAGTTCTAACACGAACTTCTCCTGCCGATCTAACAGTTAAACTACCAGAATAAGTATTATCAATCCAAGAAACATTTGATGAATGATGGAGTTGTAAATCATCTCCAGCGCCAAATGTTGCCTTTGCATTATCAGAAAATTCTAATTGATCATCAGACTTATCCCATACCACATTATTTGATGCGCCAGTAAAGGTTACATCACCATCATGAGTAGCACCATCGTCAACGTGAACACCCGTTACGTTTGTTCCTGTGTTAGTAGTAGCAAATTTCTCATTATTATTATAATATATTTTTACATCTTGATTCTTAACACCTTTAAGATATTTCTCACTATCATCTGTTGTTTTGAGTGCGAGTGAATCAGCACGAATTTTAAAATCACCCGTAGCATTTTTTATATGGCTATTTGTGCCGTCGTGAAACAGTTGGAGATCGTCGCCATCGCCAATCATCACCTTAACATCATCTTTAATATCAAGAGTTCCTTCAGAAGAATCCCAAACGATATTCTCACCAGATGTAGAGCCTCTAAATTCTACATCAACACCAGCAAAGAA